CCGCCGCGGTAGCCGCCGCCCGGTCCTGCATCTCCTGTTCCTGGCGCAGCCGCTCCTTCTTGGCCTGTAGCGCCGCCTGGATAGCGGCCTTGTCGTCGCCCCTTGGCGCGGCGGCAGCGGCGGCAACCGGCCCGACCGCATTTTCCCTGAGCTGCTCCGCTCTCGTTTCGTCCCAGGTCTTTTGCCAGGCAATCCTCTGCACCTCGATCTGCTCGAGCGCCTGGCCCATTGCGGCCGGGTCAAACAGGTTCCCCAGGACCGCCGCCCCCGCTTGCCAGATGACCACCAGGCTGTGCCACGCGACCGCCAGCCCCCAGACCACCTCAGTGCCGAAATCCCGCACCGACTGGAACTGCGCGTTCAGCATCTTCCCGAATTCCCAGCCGATCACGAAGGCCGAGAGCACTCCCATGGCGACCTTCACCGACATGAGCCCGGCCGTCGCTACCGTGCTGGACGCCATCACGGACTCGCCCATAAGCCCTACCTTGGCCGAGGTTACCACGGCTGCAGCACCGGTCAGGCTCAGCTGCATAGTCATCGTGGCGAGTACTCCGGAGAAGATCCCCGCGCCCGCGGCAAGTCCCCCGGTCATCGCAGTCGCCACGACAATGGCGGCAGAGTACACGCCCAGGATCGCCGCGCCGTAGAGAAGCCCTTCGGAAAAGACCTTGATCATCATCTTGGCCGCCTCAAGCTCTGCGGTATGTTCTCTCACCAGCCGCATCCCGCCAGAAACGGTGCCGTAGAAGGCCGTGGCTCCCGCCGTCAGCTCCGGAAGGAAAAGCTGACCGAAGGCGAGTTTCAACTCTTCCACCGGACGTGCAGAGGATGAGATTTTGGCCGCAGCCAGGTCCATACTCTTTACGTACAGGTCCAGCAGAGGCCGACCGTTGACCAGCGCTGCATTGAACAACAGCTGCACTTTCTGCTGCTGCGACAGGGATTCGGCCGACTTGCCGGTGGTCTGCTTGTAATCGCGCATCGCCGATTCCAGGGTGACCGTGATGCCGAGGGTGTTCAGGATCTCCGGCTGCAGGGTGATGATCCCCCTGATCAAGCGGTTCAGAGCTTCCGAGGATGAGATGGTTTCGCCGGTAAGCGAGGCCATGCGGGCCGCACCTTGTGACAGCCTGGCCAGTGGCACGGCCTGTTCGAGATCCAGTTCGGCGCGTGCCATCATGGCGATGGTGGAAGTAGCTGCCATCGAGGTGATATTGACGTCTTTCAGGCCGTCCCGGTATCTGGCCATTTGCGCGACGGTCCGGCCGGTGGCGTTGCCGACCACTCCCAGGGCGCGCTCGGCCATTTCCACATTCGCGGCGAACATGGTGGCATCTTTGCCGCTCTCCAAAAGCTTGAAGGCGCCGAAAATCCCGGCCGCTTCCGCTACCAGGCTCCTGATTTTTGCCGTCAGGCGGTCGACGGTAGCCGTTTGGCTGTCCATAGCCTTAGCCACCGACTGCGAAGCCTTGACCCCTGCCAGCTCGTACTTGCTGCTCTGGTCAATCAGCTTTTGAACGGCGTCGTGATGGGCTTTGTTGACCGTTGCCATAGTTGCCGAGGTGGTCCGCGCCTGGTTGGTCACCCGGTCCAGATAACCGATAGTGGCAGTCTCAACCTGAGCCACCGCCCTGGCGCCCGATGCCTTGTACGCCTGCCACTCCTCGCTCATCCGCTTCATGGCCGCGCCATGGCTACCCTCGAGGCGCATGTACTCGCCCATGCGCTCCGCCACGAACTGGCGCCAGGTGCTGGCCATGCCGGCAGTGGCGTCACGGGTGACCTTGGCCACCCGGTCCATTGCCGCGCCCTGCTCCGTCACGATGCTCTGTGCCGTGGCGATCGCCGCGCTGCCGTCGGCGCTGTATTCAATTGATACGGTATTCTCGTTGGCCACGTGCTCTCACTTATCGTGTTTGACGACTTCCAGTTCGCTTTTCAGCTGGCCTATCCCTTGCCACTCTTCCAGGGTCAGCTCGTTGCGACTGAATGGGTAGCCCCCCTGCTGCAGGGAGTGCAGAAACATGATGTGGTTGAACCAGGTGGAAGTGCTTACCTCGCGGGCTTCGCAGGCACTGCAGACCGCCGGCAGGGCCGGTCCGCAGTTTTCAGCGCAAGCCGCTTTCTTCTCCGGAGTGCAGGCGTTCCTTAGCTGCCGGAGGTCTGCGAGGAAGCTAAAGGGACCGCTTCACCCTTCTCCTCCAGGAGCGCGGTTTCCTCCCCCGGGGCGAGCGGTATGGGAAGCTCGAGCTTGTCCAGGAGCTCATCAGCATCGGCAATCCCGGCGGGGCCGGTGATCGCGGGCCCGGAGCCCGCTAGGGCGATGACCGGCTCTTCGGGGCTATCGTCCTCGAACTCGATGCTGTTCGGCAGGATCTGTTCCCCCTCGAAGATCTGCTGGCCGAGAATCATCAGCAGGTCGGAAGCGCTGTGGTAGACCAGTTCCTTCCAGTCCGCGCGGTACCCCTCCTCACCGGGGGTCGAGGAGATAACCGCGCCGTCGAAGGCGAAATCGCCGGTCCGGATGCCGGTCAGGATGGCAAAGCCGGAGTTGAGCCTCGCCTCGGCGATCCTGGAGATGATCTTGTTCCCCTGACGCTTGGTCTGGCTCTTCGTGAAGTTGATCCGCTCCACCGTGGTCGGCGTGCGGTAGTAGAAAACGACTTTGCCGCCGCCCATGGCATCGTTCAGTGTCAGTACGTTTCTGTCGCTGCTCTTCAGTTCGCGCATTGCATCTCCTTGTCATCCGTCGTTTGTTGTGGTCTTTGCCCCCTCAGAGAAGGGGCAACTCTTGATCTCTTAGCTGAACTTGAACTCGATCTCGTCGTTGCCGTTCACCGGCACGAATTCCAGCGGCATCCCCAGGGTCAGGATGTTCTCGCGGTCGGCGTACTTCATCTGGTCCAGCTGAACCCCGGGGGCGCTGACCACGCAGCGGTTGCCGGCTTCGGCGCCGAAGGTGGCCCCGTAGGCGAACTGGGCCGAACTCTCCCACATGCCCCAGAAATCCTTGGTCGCCTTGGACACCATCTCCGGGTCGATCTCTCCCGACACCTTGCGCTCCTTGATGAAGTAGGAGAGGATCCCGGTTGCCGCGTTGGCATCGGATCGCCTGCCGATGTCGTTTTTCACCGAGATCTTGATGGTCTCGATCACCGCCGCATAGCTGTCCAGGGTGAAGGCGGCGTTGCGGAACAGCGGCGGCTTCGTGGTGTTAAAGACGGGAGACGCCGGGATGTTCTGATCCACAGGCCCGGCGTAGAGCCCCTGGAACTCCCACTTGACCTTGCCGTACTCGTTGACCTTCGCTTCCAGCTCCGGACCGGTGCCCCGGCAACCGACCGCCTTGTGCAGCAGGTTGTGGCGGTAGAAGTAAATGGTGAGCGATTCGCCCGCTTCGCTGGAATGCGGGTTGTACTTGACGCATTCCGACCCGGCAGTCGAGACGAGGGTCTCGGTGAAGTTGCAGCCGCGGAACAGGACGCCGATCTCGGGCGGTGCGACGGCAGGGGCAACGCCCTTCCCCTTCAGCTCAGTCAGGAAGCCGATCTTGATACCCTCGCCCACGACCAGGAACGACTTGGAGCCGTAGGCCGGCTTCACGTTACCCCGCTCGAGCTTCTTGCTGATCGGCTCGACCTCAGGGTTCTCGCACAGGAGCGCGTCGGTAGCCGCCACCGGGACAGCGTCCGTCCCATAAACCGTCTCGACCTTCGCCAGTATTACCGCCTTGCTCTTAAGCATCGCGCTTCACCTCCCTTGACTTGCTCTTTGTGCCGGCATCGGGTACCGGTGTTTTCTCAGCTGCCTGCCGGGCCGCCATGGCCTCGTCTCCCAGGTTGGGGGCGAGCTCTTCGCCCTCTTCGATAAATGATCCAGGTACACGTTCCATGTGCCCTCCTTAGGCGATGATCTGTTCCGTGATGGTGATATAGACATCTGCGTGGTGGCAGAGGACCCCGCCGAACATGCGCTGATCGATCTGGTCCGCCTGCACGCAGGAGTTGTTAGGGTTGAGACCATCCATGTAATACCAGTGGTCCGCATCTCCGCCGGCAGGCTCCGCGGTGCGGAACTTGGCGGCGATCTTCTCGATCAGGACCTGGAACAGCTTGTCCGTCTCGATCGCATCCTGGAGCCCCATGTACCCCTTGGCCACGAAACGGTGATGCCGGAAAAAGGTACTGCCGCGCTTGGTCTCCCGGGCGGAAGCCCTGGTCAGCTCCCAGCCGAGAACGCTCTTCTTGTGGTCCGGGCCGGGTATGGTGAAAAGTTCGAGGAACTTCGACTCGGTCGAGGCTTGCCGCTCGTAATCGTGCACCACCCCGACGTTCTCTACCGACAGGAGCTTCGCCTTGATGTCCGCCATGATCGCCAGGTAGTTATCCACCGTTTAGCTCCCGTACCATCTGAAATCCGTAATGCCCCGAGATGCCCTTCAGCGCACCCCAGTTTTCCTTGAGCCCCTTGGAAAACATATGCTTCCCTTCAAAACCTTTTTGACCGATCTTCCTTCTCACCACGAACTCGATGCGTTGCGCCGCCACGGTATCGAGCCCGAACTTCACTTCCAGCCAGCGGACCAGGCTTCCCTTGGGCGGCATCCCCTTGCCAGCGGCCCTTCCCTTTTCGATCACGGCGCCGTACTTGTGGGCCGTAGCGATCACTCCCTTGAAAACCGGCGTTCCCTTGCCCTGGAAGTCCGCCTGGATCGAGCCGAGCAGACCGCCCTGGGCGCCGTAGACCCCCTGAGGGGTAGCGGCCTTGATCTTCGGCAGGAGGAACATCACTATCTCGGTGATAGCGAGCTCCTGGTTGCGGCGGATGATCTCCGGCGCCTTTCCCTCCAGGAGCGGCCCCTTGACCGTTAACCGCGCTACTAGATTCATCCCCGTCTCCCGTGGGTGAGCCGGGTGCGGCCGCTATCCTGAGGCGCAGCGCTAGCCATGGCCGCGCCGACCGTGTCCGAATCCTTGATGCCCAGATGCCCCTTGTAGCGGCTCTCCAGGAAGTCGGCCAGGCGACGGAATTGATCGGTTTTCGATCCGTAGTCTACGCTGTCTGCCTGGATGGTCGGAGTACTGTTCTGTCCGCTGGCCGCGGATAGCATGCTGCAGCAGACCGATGCGGCAAGGTCGGAGACCGCTTCCAGATCCACCGCGGAAACACTGTCCTCTGTGTGGCAAACCGTGTAGGTCAGGCGCAGCACCTCTGACGCCGGCAGCTTCATGTTGAGAAGCCGCAGCTTCTTTCCAGAGGGAGTGCCGTAGATTTTCCAATCCCTGCGGTCCAAAATCTGCTCAGGCACCAGATCCACCGGGTACTCGACCGAGGTGACCGAGGAGAATCCGTCCAGCCAGTCGCTCGGCAGCTCGCAGTCGTTGGCGCCGGTTCCCGGGATATCGACCACCACGGGAAAGGGGCGCACCTTGCTGTAGCGGTTCAGCGCGGAAGTGATCGCGGTCAGGTAATCATCCGGATCCGTCAGCTTGCCGCTGTCGTCTTTAACTTTCGATTTGACCAGCTCGACCAGGTTCATAGCTCCCCTTCTCAAAAGGGGGCGGGTCCCGCCCCCTTTTCTCGATCACTTCCGCCCTGCGGCGATTGCTATTCTGTCAAAGCCTCTTAAGGACCAGCGTCAGCGTTATGTCCCGCCATTTCGGCAGGGTCCCTCCCGCAGCCAGGATTACCGACACCGTCCCTTCATCGGTAAGTTTCGGCGTGGTTGTCAGCACGGCGTCCGCGATCGCGCCGGCGGTCACCGCGACCGGAGTCGAGAAGACGGACGTGCTCCCCGTCTTGACGTCGACGGTGAGAGTGGGGTTGGTCCCCGTCACATCCCTGGCCGTAGCCGAGGCGGCAATGACCCGATAGGGAAACGGCGCCTTGAATTTCGCCGCCGTAATCGCCGTCGAACTGTAGGTACCCTGAATGGGAAGCACCATGATCTGGTAGCCGGTGGATGCCGGGGAGGGATTGAGGGTGGCGGCCGTGGCGGCGAAGGCGCCAAGGCAAAGGATGCAGGCGATCAGTACGGCGCTTAACAACTTCAACTGCTTCATGCTTCACTCCTTTTCATGATGTTGTTGTCGGGGCGCAGCCTGGGCTGCGCCCCTACGTTGCTGGATCGCGGAGGCTTAGGCTACCTGGGACTTGTAGGCGCCGCGGAAGTCGATCACATCCGAGTTGTAATCGTGCTGGATCTTGTACTGAATCCCGCCGTTAACGAACATCTGGCCGGCGGTCGGGTTGTTGGCGATGAACATTTGGGGTTCCTGCTGACCGTTCAGGTAAGCAAGCTCCACGATCTCGATCTCGTTGGGATCGGCGAACATCATCCAGTCGTTGGCGTCGGTCTGGAACGGGTTCTCGAAGAGCCCCGCTTCCTGGAAGAAGCCGTGCATGGCATTGCCGTTCTCCACCGCAACCGCCTGCGGATTGAAGTTGTTCACGTTCTTCACGATGCCAAACAACTCGGAAGGATACGCCACGGTGACCGGACGCAGCATGAGACGCTCGCCGCTTCCCGGTTCGACCTGCTTCGCCATGGCGACCTTGCCGGCGAGAGCCGCCGGGATGGAGTAGGCGGCAGAGCCCAGGTTGCCGTGATCGACGTGGAAAATGGCCTTGCCGTCCCCCTTGTAAATGGCATTGGTGAGGAACGGGGTCCAGACCGAGCGGGCCAGACCACGGCGGGCGCCGCGGCCGAGTCGGCTCACGATCTTGTCGACCAGGCGCAGATCGTCGTTGATGATGGTCTTGCGCTTGATGGTGATGACGCCGCCCTTTTCCATCAGGGCGTATTCCACCATCTCGTCGCCGACCTCGCCCAGATCCGGGTAATCGTCGGTGTCGGTGTCGATGGTCGGCAGATCACCGTAGTAGCCGATGATCATGGTTTCCAGCTTGCGGAAATCCTTGGCGTTGCGGATGTTGTTGCCGACGATCCGGGAGACGCCGTAGTCGCTCATCTCGCGGTAATCCTGGGCAACGCGGCGGTACAGGGTATTGCCGAGCGCATAGGCGAAGGTGGCGCCGTCATAGGCGGCCTGCAGCCGGCGGGCGTTCTCCGGGGTCATAACTCCCGTCACGTCCGTGTCGCCGGTCATTTCGACGTAGGCTGCGCGCAGCGAGGAAAACTTCCCGATCGACTTCAGTTCGTCGGCGACCTTGACGCCAAACATCTGGTCCATCGCGGCCTGCAGCTTCTCGCCGCTCTCG